GGAGAAAGCTTCTTTCAAAGCAGGATTTGATGATTCTTCAATAGTTTGAATTCTTCTTTTTCTTGGAGCAGGAATGCTCGGAGCAGCTGGAACATCATCAAATGGATCTCTTACTGGAGCCTTTGGTCTTGGAGCTGGAGCAGGTGCACCGAAATCGTCTGGTTCTTCGGGAAGCGGTCTCGGTATAGGACGAGGAGCTGGTGCTGGTCTCGGTGCAGGTTGCGGAGCAGGTCTTGGAGCCGGCTGTGGCATACGAACAGGTTTCTTATAAATTCTACGACCTTCATTGATAGAAATATCGTCATCATCTTTATAAAAATCATCTTCTTCGTCAAGTTTATGTCTTTGTGCAGCAATAAGCTTGTGCTTCTTATGAAGTGCAAGTTGTTCTTCTTCTGTCATGGCTTTAGCCTGTTCTGTCTTTTTATAATAGTCTAAAAAATCACTCATAATTTTAATAACCAGTTGTTTTATTTATACTTTATTTATAATCATTTTTTTAATTTTATTACCAAAAAGTATGATTTCCGCAAATCTTCTGGATCTAATACAATAGTCTGACTCATTTCTAACAAAGAACATAACAAATTTAGCATTATATTTGCATAATGAATGACAGTATAATATTTTTCCGGATCTTCTTCTTTTAAATCAATTAAAGCCATAATATTCTCGGTTGTGTCAAAATAATCGAGAAAATCTGGATATTTACAAGTTATTTTTTCTTTAACTAAATCGATAACTTCTGTGATTTCATCTTGATGCAAGAAGTTTACGATTGAATCAAACATTTCTGTAGATTTATCTTCTTGGACAGTTCCATAAGATTCTAAGAAACGTAATAAACTTTGTGTAGGGGTAAGTTTTTTCATATTAGTCAAGAACAGTATTTAGTTCATTTTCCATATTATCAATAGATTTGCTTATTAAAAATTCATCTATCTTTTCAAGCATTTGGTCTGTATTATTAAGTGAAGTATTCATAATATTTACATATAATGCATTAGCTAATTCTTTATCTATTTTGATAAATTTATAATAAGCCATAGATGAAATGAAAAGGGCATAATAATCTTTTATTGCCCCTTCATCTAATCCTGTGAATACTTCAAATAAAAATTCAGTTGTATAAATTTTATTGAATAAATCTTCCATTTTAGATTAACTTAGTTTTTACCTTGTCAATTAAACCTAATTTCTTAGCTTCAGATGCAGACATGTAATTATCGTAAGAAGTCAATGTCTTTAATTCATCAAGGTCCTTACCAGTCTGTTTCTTAAAAATCTTATTCATATTATCAGTCCAAACTTGAAGTTCATGCTGAATAATATTAATATCATTTAATTTACCACCTGTTGCTTCTATACCTGCTTGGTGAATCATAATTCTCGAAGAAGGGAATGCATATCTGTGACCGATTGTTCCACTTGCGAGAATAACAGAAGCCATAGAAGAGCAAGAACCAATACAAATTGTATGAACTTCAATTTCTTTACGTTTCAATTCATTAATGCAGTCGATAATTGCAAAACCAGCATCACATTCGCCACCAGGAGAAGAAATATAAATCGTTACAGGTTTCTTTGTTCCATCATCATAAAACGCAAGCTTCTGAATTACTCTAATGCCAATTTCCCATGTAATAGGACCGACAATAAAAAGAACGCGGTTTGCTTCGAAATAGTTATTTCTAACAATATCAAAGTAATTCCCAAGCTCACCAAGATTAACTTGTTGACCTTCACCTTCTTCAGGAGGTAAGTCTTCATCTGGTTCAACTGGTTCTACATTTGGATTTTCATTTTGCGGAAAGAGCGGAGATTTTGTGTCTTTTGAATACATCTATATACCTTTGATTATTATTATTTATTTTAACAACTTTAGCAACTTTAGGTGCATCAAATTCTTCATCATATGGTAACTTCTTTTCTGTTTGGAATAAGATTTCACCATATTGAACAACCGCCTCTGCACCACAATATTGTATGATTTTAAACTTTCTTGGAACTGCATTAAACTTAAAGATTCCAAATTCCTTATCACGAGATAACAAAGTATAAGTATTGCCTCGTTTATCCTTAAAGACTTGTCCAATTTCGAAATTCATAATTATACCAATTTATTCTTGCCTAAAAATGTATTGATTTTCTTATTAAGATCTTCATTCTTGGACTTAATGACTTTCATTTCTTCTTCGTTATAGTCATTATAATCAGTTACATATACCTTTGCATAATCTTCAAAATGTTCGTAAACATCTTCAAGAACAGATGCGTAAACAGTTTTAACCAATGTCAGTGGGGAGACTTCCTTCTTGTTCATCATTATATTCATATACTAATGCCTCTAATTTTTCAGTGAATTCGTTTTTCTTTTCAAAGTTTGGGATTAAAGTTGTGACGTAAGCTAGCCATTCATGAAGAGTCTTTGGATTCTTCAAGTTGTTATTGACTTTTGCAGCTTGGTCAACAACTTCTTTTAATGCTTTAAGTTTTTTTGGATCATTTACAATTCCGTAAAAATCCTTTTCTTTTCTAAACAATGGCGGCATTTTAAAATTACTTTTGCCATGTGCCATTATTAAGATTCCTTATATACACTATTAACTTCTGCTAATCCATCTTTTTTCATTTGTTCAGCATAGAATTTTTTACTAAGTTCTGGATTAAGATCCATAGAAGTAACTTTATCAGAAACTTCTGTGCTTTCACCTACAGCTTGAGCACAAATATCCATATTATTAGCTGCCATTCTTAATGCATGATTTTGGAAACCATGATACATTTCAGCAACAGATTCTTTAAGATATGTATCAAAATTATTTAATGGATCATTTGGATCTACTGTTTGCGGTGTCTTTGCAATTTCATCATATGCTTTAAATAATGCATTAGTAATTAAACTATTGAACGCTTGAGATGTAGGTTGACAATAACACAAGTCATGCTTATTAAATTCATTCTTAGGGAACTTAACAAAACGCTTTTCATTGCGTTCATATAATTCGAGACCAGACAAGAGTAATTGATGTTCAAGAACTACAAGTCCAACACCGACTGCTCCTGTTCTACTTTTGTTTTTATAAGGATAAACCTTAACTTTAGTTATCTTCATCATAATTGTATTCCTTATCCTTCAAGTGTTTCTGCAAACTGTTCTAATTCATGAACAGCGAATTCATAATCAGTTGACTTCAGAATACCATTCTGTGTGACAATCTGCAAAACCATATCGAGCATTTGCTTAATAACCTTATTAGGTTCTGCTTCGATAATTTTGCACATCTTTTCAATAACATCTTCAGGGACTTTATGAATAAAAGTTGAGTCGTTATTATAATCAATGAAATATTTATGGAAATCGTTAATATACCAAAGAGCTTTCTTAATATCCTTTTTAGGAGTTCCTTTATCACGATAACGCATACAATATTTCCAACAGTTTCCGAGGTCAAATTGCAACCAACGAGTTACTTCGATTGCTTCAATACCTGATTCATGAGATCTGTAATGCTTAGGTTCATTTACTTCTTGTTCAAGAGTTTGTCCATTAATCATATAGTGTGTCCTCTTTATTTAATACATTTCGGATGTTATTTTCTAGTTCTTTGCTTTTTAATGCATGGTCTTGTAATTTCTTATCGTTTTCAATATCTGCCTTAATCTGTCTATTTCTTTCCAATGCCTGGAAAACACGGATTGGAACAAATATTGTTAAACCATAACCAACTACAATTCCAATTATAGGTAAAATATTTTTGAAAAAATAAAACAATCCGTTTTGGACTGTCTGGCCAAAAACGCCAAATGAGGCAAGAATGACACTGTAGACCAAAACGCTGATTGCAATAATAATGATATTAGAACGATTCATTTTCATCTAAAATTACCTCGATTTCAGATTCTGGAAGAATGAAACATTCTTCATTTGTAATCTTTCCATCTGCACCTGCAATAGGCAATTTAAACTTCTTGTTATTGTCCTTTGCGTCGATATAGATGATTCTATCACCAACCTTAACACCAGAGGTCAAGTTATCGCCGAGATAAATAACCTTTGCTTCGACCAAATGGCCTTCCTTATCTTCTTCAGGAATATAAATACCAGTTGCGGTCTGCTTAATTCCAGTATCACGTTGGACTAAGATATGCTTTTCCTTAATTTTCTTTAATGCAGTCATATTTCCTTCTTTATCAGTGCTAATTAAAACATCGAGTGCAGAATCGGGAACATCATAGAATGTTTCCTTAACAATATCACCCTTTTCATTTGTCATTGGAATTGTAAGCTTAATGGCTTGCATTTCAATAAATGCAACCTTATCACCTGGTTGGGCAAAACAACCCTGACGCTGATCCTTCTGGGAATCATATTTTCCCGGACCAGTCATAACAACAGTACCAGTAATGTTATTGATTGTTCTATTTAATTCAACAATGTGAATTCCGCCGAGAGTAACCTTATCTGTCTTATCACGCTTAATTAAGACGTAGTTTTCCTTGACAGACTTAATACCACAAATCTTACCATCGACTTCGTTAAGTACTAATATACATTCTTTCGCTTCAACTTTAAATACTGTTCGCTTAGAAATTTTACCATCTGCACCCTTAACATTGAGTTGGATGGTCTTTGCGATACCAGGATTGTAAACAACTAAGTCGCCAACTGCAATCTCTGGGGGTATCTGCTTGGAATGGATTTTATTAAAACGGCCTGGTCCAACCTGAACTACACGTCCATAAGCCATAGGAATTGTGAAATTTTTTGCAAGAGTAAGTCCACCAATAGCAAGTTTATCGATAGATTCTTCATTTTCAATAAGAATATTGAAGTCTGTAACCTTCATTATTACCTCTAATTATAGTTTAAACAAAAAGTCGTGTTTTGAATATTTTGAATTTTTAACATGACAGCTATTCGTAATCAATAGCCTACCGTCGGATTCTTGAATTTCTTGAGTATTACCGCAACCATAGTGCCATATTTTTGAATTATTTATAATATCCATACTGGTTGGGTTGTAATAAGAAATCATAACATCGACAACTGGTGATTTATTTATAATCTTTTCGTAACGCTCTTTTTCAAAGGACATATATTCGTCTTTAGAGTCTGTCCACCAGTTCCATTGGGAAATATCTTCCCGCATGTCAAAACCCATAAATCCTGCAAGAGTAATATCTTCTACATTAAAGACATGACCATCTAATCTCTTGGGGATGCATTTATTTTTTTGTAAAGCACCAAAACCTTTGGAAATTCTTTCGAATTTAAAATCTAGCGGTATATCGGATTTTAAATCACTACCACCATATACATAATAAACATTTGGATATCGTTGAGCTAATCTAATTAAAAATGTAATTTCAATATCCAAAAATTCCGATATACCGCCAGCAATACATACCATATCAGCTGGTAAGAAATATTCATCAATAAATCTGTCGTATAACTCAGCTTTACGTTTTCTATCGTTATACGGAACATCGATATTATTAATGAAAAAACACTCCATATTAATCTACAATAGAATTACGGAGTGCACGGTACATAACCATTACTTGCTTTTCAAATGGTGTCTGCTTTTCCTTCCAACGGATAATACGTTCAGCTTCGCTACAGATAACTGCTGCAGGGAAAGAAATTGGATGAAGATGGGATTCAGCAACACGGGTAACTTCCGGATTTCTGATACCAGTTCCAACTAGTTCCCTACGGTTACGGGACTGAACTGTACTTGTTGTGACCTTGTATGCCTTACCAGTCTTGGTATTCATGACATACGAATTTTCTGTAATTTGATTCTTATTCATGTTTATCTCCATTTATCGTTAAATGTTTGTTTACAATATAGAAAAAAGTCATCTGCTTGTAAACCCAGGTGACTGAATTTTTATTTGTAAATTCTATTTATCGAAATCATTGGAAATTTCATGTCCATAAATATCATGAAAAATTACAGAATAACCTTTAGTAGTTCTATAAATTCCATCAATTATTAAACTATCATCTGCTTTTATACTATGGGGTCCAGATTTACATTCTGGGTGATAAATTAATCTATGATGTGTAGGGCAAAATGTCAAAGTTACATTCTGATTAAGTCTTGGCCAAAGTTCTCTTGGAATAATATGATGGAATTCGATTTTATTTCGACTGGTCGTTGTATATTGACAACCAGGATAATGACAAATATATAATTTCACATGCTATTTATAAATAATGTATATGAATCTTAATGAATTTTTGGAAAATAATATTCCTGGCTATAAATTGCTCGATGTGCTATACAACAATGATGATATTATTGTTGATTATTACGATGTAGACGCAGAAGATTTACCTAAAAATAATGCTCCATCTGACCTGATTCTTGATAAAGAAACAGTCGTTAAGGCACTAGAAGCAAAGAAAATAAAAATGTCAGAATTTGATAAGATTCTAAACAAATATGGCTGGTATATGTCAAAAGTCAAAGATGATTATATCCATATTTTGAAATTAAACAATATGGACAATGGTTATTATGACGATGAAAATAAAGCACTTAATGGTTTGTATTTACATATAACTTCTGTAAAACCGTCCATAATTTTGAATAAGGGATTAAAAGCACTTGCTTCTACAGATGATGAATTGGATAAAACCAATACAATGAAACGTGGAATTATTTATCCTAATAAGAGAGTATATCTTTGGAAGCTTGAAGATATTTGTAGTGTAAAGAAAGGTTCTGAAGATATAGGTAAAATTCTTGCAAAAAGTATTAAAACATTATTTGATGAAATCGATGCAAGACATTATGGTAATTATGTATATCTCGCACGATTACCAGGAGGATTAAAAACCCATTTTGATAATGAATATGGAGAATTCTTACCAGCAAGATATATCACACAAAATGTTCCGCCAAGTTATTTGACATTTGTTGGAACAGTAGAACAGATTTCTACAATTATAGAATATTCAGAATTTACAAGATTAAGAGAGATTTTCGGGGTATAAATAATATATGGCTGATAACATTCAAATAGAAGATAATCCAATGCTTGATCATGACCCGATGCAACCGTTTGTTCCGCATCCAGGTGGAAGATCTCGCTTGAAACCCATTCCGCCAGGACCTATACCTCCAGGACCAGAACCTGGACCAGGACCTGAGCCAGGACCACATCCTCATCCACATCCATTTCCTGACCCTCCAGTAGGACCAGGACCTTGGACTCATCCAACTCCGCATTATCCGCAACATCCGCAGAATAATTGTGACCCAGTTCTTGAAGGCACAATGATTCAGAACGTTGCACAGCTGAGAAACTATATCAAGTTGATGTTAGGAAGTCCTGTTATTTGTATCGAAATTTCTGATGAACAGTTGAACTATATTATTGGTGATACTATTAGATATATTCAGAGATATTATTTCAGACGTGGTAATTATCGTGATTATTTAATCATGGAATTACAACCAGGAAAGACACATTACAAGATTTGTCAAGAACTTGATACCATCGTTGATTTCCAGACAAGTAACTGGTTAGGTGATATTAACGAATTGTTTACTTTGCCTCATAATGCTTTATATGATTCTGTTATGAGTATGAACAGTTCTTCTATTTTCCGTGGTTCTTGTTATGGTAACAGTGCAGGTTATGGCGATATGCTTGGAAACTGGAATGCTTCTTTAATGTGGCTTGAACAGGCTAAGTTAGATTTTGGTGAATCTTATCAGATTAGATACAATGAAGCTGAAAAAGAACTTGCAATTTGGCCAACTCCAAGAAAACCAGTTCGCGGTATCATGGAAGTTTACAAGAAACAGACTTCAAGAAAGATATTTAATGATATTATGTTCAGAAAAATGGTCGTAGCAAGAGCAGGCATGGTTTGGACTAACTCTTTGAGAAAATACTCCTTAACCATTGCTGGTGGTGGTACATTGAATGCTGATTCTTTATATGCAAGCTATAAAGAAGAATATGATTATTGTCTTGAAAATATTAGACTCGAATCTCCTCCAGGAGAATTCTGGATGTCGTAAAATTAAAAAACCAGGAGTTAATCCTGGTTTTTTTTATTCGAACTTCAACATTCTTGGTTTGTAGAAAACTTTTAATTTATCTAGTTCTCTTAATACAACCTTGTCAATATCGTTAATGTCTGCGTCAAGTTCAGCAATGTGTTTACGATAATCATTAATATCTTTATTCATCTTATCTTGATCAATTTGCTGAATTGCTATAATTTTTAAGTCACAGATATATTTTGCTGCTTCGATAGCACGCTTTGTTCCTTTAATTTGCGGCATATTTTCTGCAATATAATCTACTGGACTTTTTGATTTCAATGCATCCATGATAATATTGATATGTTTAGATGCAAGCAGTCTGAGATATGCATTCCAGCATTTATTTTCATATACTGTTTTTTCTGCAATGCACATCTTTGTTTCGACTTCTCTTCGCCAGTCTAACCATTTTTGCATGAGTTCGAGAATATTCGTAGAAATAATTTTTGTATCAATATCCTTTTCTTCAGAAATAGACTTTGTTCTTTCAACTGCATAATATCTGTAAGACTGAGACTTAATTAAATGTTTATGAATCTTGGATTCAAAATCTTCTTCATTCTTAAACATTACTTCAAGTTTACAAGTCTGGTCTTTTGTTGCAGAGTCATTGACATAAAGAACAACACCATCATCAATCAGTTCCATCATTTTCTTAATGAATGTATCAGGACTGAATCCAGGACAATAACCAGTAATTGTTAATAACCAGTTACGCTTATCTTTCTGAATTGTATACTCGCATTCATATCTGATAGAACCTTCACCATTTTCATAAAGTGCTTTGATTTCTTCAGGAGTAGAAATAATCTTACCACCATAGCAATAATCAGGTCCTTTAATATATTTTACAACATCTTTAATTGTTGCATCTTTTCCTTTCTTAACCAATGCTTTAAAAGCATTAACCACTTCTTCAAGATTATGTGCTGGGATATTACAGCTAATACCAACAGCAATACCAGAACAAGAGTTTACAAAGAAATATGGGAATCTCGTTGGAATAATAACTGGTTCTTTAAATTCACCTGTATAGTTCGGGACGAAATCAGCAACATCCATACATTCAAGCATTTTCATACCAACATTGGAAATCTTTGCTTCTGTATATCTTGAACTGGCTGCATCGTTTCTTAAGTCGCCCCAGTTTCCTTGACCAAAAATTGGTGCATATTCTGTATTAACCATTGTAACCAATGCACCATAGGAATCAGCATGTGGTGAATATCTACCCATACAGTCACCAGTAATTCTGGCAGACTTAATTGTCTTGGTATTTGCATATGCATGAAGGTCATCAGCAGTTCTGAGAAGTCTTCTTTGAACTGGTTTCAAACCATCGCGGTAATCTGGAATTGCTCTGTCTTCAATAACAGAAATACCGTATTCATACATGTTTTTAGAAGTTAATTCTGTAGCATTTAATTCTTTTGCTTCAATAGTCTTCATATTAATTAATACCTAATAATTCCTTTCTAAATGTAGATTCTGCACCCATAATCTTATTGATAACTTCTGGAAGATTATCGGTCCATTTTAATTGCATAAGATGTCTGGATTCTGGATTGAGACAAAGTTCATTCAACTGTTCTGGATTTGTTTCTCCCCATCCCTTCATACGTAATAATGTATAATCTTTACTACCAAGTTTCTTCATCTTAGAATCAACTTCTGCTCTTGTCATTCCGTAAACTTTATTTTTCGCAGAAGATGCAATGAACAACGGTGCATCAATAATATACAAGTGACCGTTCTTAATCAACTCTGGCATGTAGTTGACAAAGAATGAAAGAACAAGGCATTGAATATGAGAACCGTCAACATCAGAGTCAGCAAGAATAATTACTTTACCAAATCTAAGGTTATATTCATTATAATTCTCTTGAACACCACAACCTAATGCAGCAACAAGGTCCTTAATTTCTCTGTTACCAGTCTGTTCTTTTTCGCCTTTCTTAACTTTCTTACCAAACAAATCTTCATTAGAAGCTTTTTCTGCATTAATAATTTTACCTCTAATCTTAAGACATGCCTGATTACTTACACGGGCTTTGGAGAAGTGACCACCTGCTGAATCACCTTCAACGATGAACAATTCACAGTCTAAAGGATTCTTAAATTTTCTTCTATCAGCATCAAGGAACTTGTCAGAAATCTTGTGCGCGGCTTTGTTTAAGGCGTTTAATCCTTTAGCCATATCTTTATCAGCCTTTGCTCTTTCTCGCTGTGCAAGGCGTGTTTCTGCGTAATCTACGATAGTCTTAAGAAGTTCCTTATTCTTTTTAAAGAATTTTTCAAATGCAGGTGTCAACTTATCGATAATTTCACCTTCGACAGAAGTATTAGTCAATTCATTCTTGGTTTGACCTTGATACTGAGGTTCTGCCATCTTATGGTGAATAGCTCCGACAATTCCTTCCATAATGTCATCAGGAAGAATTTTCTTCTTAGAATTAGCTTTGACGAAATTGCAGAGTGCTTTCTTCAAACCGTTAAGATGAGTACCACCTTGGTCAGTATAACAAACGTTTACGAATGATTTAAAGCTATAACCATCTCGTTTTGTGAAGTTAAGAACAACATCTGTATAATCGTCTTGGAAACTAAATATTGTATCATGTTCGAGGTCTTTGGAAACAAGTTCTACAAGGCCATTCTGAGAGAAATAAGTAGTTTCTACATCATCAATAATCAAATGAATTTCAAGATTTGGGCAGAGATATTGAATATCACTAAGTTCGTGCTTAAGTCTATGAATATCAAGGTCAGTTCCATCTGTAAATATCGTTCCATCTGGAATCCAGGAAACGATTGTTCCTGTTTTCTTGATTAATCCAGTATACTTTTCAGGAAGTTTTGTCTTTTCAACTTCTGAAGTAATCTTACCTTTTTCAAAAGTCTGTGTATGCCATTTCTTATCTTTTGCATTATTTGACCAGACTTGAAGTTTTGTGCTCAATGCTGCGATTGCTTTCTGACCGATACCGTTAAGACCAGAAGATGTAGCATAGTTTTGCTTGTCAAACTTACCACCAGCATGTAATTGGGTAAAAACGAGGGTCAAAGAGTCTTGTTGGGCTTTATCGTTCCAACCTACTGGAATTCCTCTACCATTATCCAAAACTGTGGTTTCTTTAGTTTTTGTATTATAAAAGATATACAAAATATTGTTGAATCCAGCCAGATATTCATCGATTGCATTA